ATAGCCCCACCAGTTGCACCTCCTAGAAGATCAATAGCACCTCCTTCATTTGAACGTGAGCCTAGAGAAATGCCTAGAGAAATGCCTAGAGAAGCACCTATACAAGCACCCACTCCACCTGCTCAGATAGAGCAAATAAAACAAGTGTTACCTCAGTTACCTCCAGAGCAGCTAATGGAGATACTTCCTCAGCTACCTCCTGAAGTAATACAGGAACTACCCGAAGAGTTAATAAGACAAATTATGCCTATGATGCCAGAGCCTTTGATGCCTGAAACAATGCAACCTAGAATGCCGATGCCTGGGCCAATAGCAACACCACCACCAAGATTACAAAGACCGAGTTTACCTATGATGCCTATGATGGGAGGAAGGGGTAGACGTTAATAATAGTTGAAAATTAGGAGAGAGCTAATTGGACGGAATAAGACTAGCAGAGTATTTATTTAAAACTTTGCGAGATAGAGAGAGAAATACTGTTGACATTATTGCTAGTGGCAATATAAAATCAATGGAAGATTACAAATATCTTATGGGAGAGTTATCAGCGATTCGTTCCCTACAACAAGATTTAAGAGAAACGCTGCAAATGGATGACAACGATGAATGACAAAGTCGCAGAAAAAACAAAATTTGAAAAGCATAAGGAAGAAGTTGCAAAGAAAAAGTCTGAAGATTCTTCAGAGTTAGACAACGCCTTCATAAGTTCAGATCAAAGGGTACTCGACCCAAAACTACTAGACAAATCACTACTTGAAAGAATGCCAGATCCTGCTGGATGGAGAATACTTGTATTACCATATAAAGGGAAAGGTATGTCAGATGGTGGTATACAGCTAGTAAAAGAAACTGTAGATAGAGAAGCTCTATCAACGGTGATCTGTTATGTTTTAAAAGTAGGTAATTTAGCCTATAAAGATAATAAGTATGGTGATGATCCATGGTGCCAAAAGGGTGACTGGATTTTAATCGGTAGATATGCAGGAACTCGTTTTAGATTAGAAGACGATAACGAGGTTCGCATTATTAATGATGATGAGGTGATCGCTAAGATCCTTGATCCAGATGATATTAAATCTTTATAGGAGTAAAGAATGAATGAAGAAGCACAGAATATAGAAGAGTCTGAAAATTTAGAAGTAGAGATTTCAGAGATTACAGATGAGAAAATAGAGAAGGCCGCACTTCCACAGAACAGAAGAGTAGAGGAAGTGGTACAGGACAATCCTGTTGAAATTAATGTTGATCAAGATGTATCGGCTGTATCTCAAGATGAAGTTAAAGAAGACTTTGCAGTTTCACCTAGAGTGGAAGAGAAAGCAAAGGATCAATCAGAGGTAGAAAAGAGAGCTACTCTTGCACAAAACAGAATTAATAAAGCTGTAGCACAAGCCAAGGAGTTTCAAAGAAGAGAACTCATGGCTATCCAATATGCTAATGATCTTAAAGATCAGAATCAAAAGCTAAGACAATCTCAGAAAAGCTTTCAATCTAGCTATGGTGATGAGTTTGGAAATAGAGTTGAATCTCAACTTAGTTTATCCAAGCAAGCATTAAAGCAGGCAACTGAAGCTGGAGACTCTGAAGGTGTGGCAACAGCAACCGAAGCTTTAAGCATGGCTACTACTGACAAGGCTAGACATGAGCAGTATATTTCTCAACAGAGACAATACGAAGCTCAAGAGCAAGCCTATGTAGATCAAGTCCAACAGCAACAAGTTTATCAACAATCTCAACCCGTTCAAGAAGAATACAACGAGCCCTCAGATAGAGCTCGTACTTGGGCAAATAAGAATACTTGGTTTGGAAAAGACCAGGTCGCAACCAGTGTTGCCTTCGCAGTTCATAAACAACTGGAGAATGAAGGCTTTGACACTGAGAGTGATCAGTACTATAGTGAGATAGATAAGAGAGTGCGACAAGAGTTGCCTCAAAGATTTAACGTGGAAGCAGACAAAAAACCCGTCCAAACGGTCGCTTCAGCAACACGCAACACATCGACTGGACGCAAACAAAATCGTATCGAATTGACACCGAGCGAACAGCAACTAGCTAAGAAGCTTGGGGTGTCATTTAAAGATTACGCAATACAAAAAGCGAGGTTACAAAAATCATGAGCAAAGAAATAGATAACAAAACTGAAGAAAACAACAGAACTCTTAGGAATTCTGAAACTAGAGAGAAGGAAAATAGACCAAAAGTTTGGAAAATGCCTTCAGCTTTAGAGTTACCTGACGAAGCTGTCGAATTAGCTGAGTCACAAGGTATCACTTATCGTTGGATCAGGGAGTCTGTCCTAGGCCAAGATGACAAAACGAATGTCTCAAAAAGATTTCGTGAAGGATTCACGGTTGTTAGGCCAGAAGAGTTACCTGGATTTCATGATTTACCTACTGTCGATGATGGTCGTCACGCAGGAGTAATTGGAGTGGGTGGTTTAATACTGTGCAAAATAGATAAAGATATCGCAGATCAAAGAAATGACTTCTTTGAAAAACAAACCCAGAACCAAATGTCTGCTGTAGAGAATGACCTAATGCGTGAAGAGAATCCTGCGATGCCAATCTCAAGAGAGATTAAATCAAAGGTTACTTTTGGTGGAGGAAACAGAGGATAACTCTGTAACTCTATATATAATTTTATAAAAATAGGAATTAAAAAATGGCAAATCAAGATGCTTCATTTGGATTAAAGCCTGTAAGAATGATGGGTGGCTCACCCTACACAGGCGGACAATCCCGTTATAGAATTGCTAACAATTATGGTACCAGTATCTTCCAAGGAGATATGGTAATGCAGGTTACTGGAGGCGGTGTAGAAATACATGCTGACGGTGGAACTGTACCGATTGTTGGTGTTTTTAACGGATGTTCATATACAGATCCAACAACTAACGAGCCAACATTTAGTAATTTTTACCCTGCTAGCACCGCTGCCGCAGATATAATTGCTTTTATAATAGACGACTCTAATGTTGTCTTTGAAATCCAAGCCGATGACACTTTCCCAGTGGCTGACTTACTTGGTAACTTCGACATTGTTTATACAAACGCAGGGAGTACTGTCACAGGTATTTCAGGTGCAGAGTTAGATGTCACAACAGGTGCTACAACAGCTGGTTTACCGCTTAAAGCGATTGATATTTCAGGCGATCCTGAAAATTCAGACGTTGCAACGGCTAATACCAATGTTCTATGCGTAATTCAAAATCATATCATGGGCCAAAAAGGCGCAGGATTAGCATAATAGGAGTATGACTAATGGCTATACGTAGATCGCAAGTAGCGAAAGAATTAGAACCAGGTTTAAATGCCCTATTTGGCATGGAATACAATAGGTACGAGCAACAACACACTGAGATATTTGAGACTGAATCATCAGATAGAGCATTTGAAGAAGAAACCATGATCGTTGGTTTCGGTAACGCGAAGACTAAAACTGAAGGACAAGGGGTCGCTTATGACTCTGCATCTGAAGGCTTTACTTCTAGGTATTCACATGAAACCATCGCGTTAGCATTTGCACTAACTGAAGAAGCAATCGAAGATAATCTGTATGACAGACTGGGAGCTAGATATACAAAAGCTCTAGCAAGATCTATGGCACATACTAAGCAAGTAAAAGCTGCTTCTGTGCTTAACAACGCATTCTCATCAAGCTTTACAGGTGGCGATGGTGTTGCATTGGTAAGTGACTCTCATCCTTTATCGGGTGGCGGAACTTTCAGCAACAGACCTAGCACTTATTCAGACTTGAATGAGACTTCATTGGAAGATGCCCTTATCTCTGTTTCAACTTTTGTTGATGACAGAAATATGGTTATTGCTTTACAAGGTAAGAAACTAGTTATACCACCACAATTACAATTTGTGGCTGATAGACTACTTCAAACTCCTGGTAGAGTAAGTACATCTGACAACGACATTAACTCTATTAAGAATATGGGCATGGTATCCGAAGGGTACACTGTTAATAACTTCTTAACAGATAATGATGCTTGGTTCTTGATGACAGACTGTCCTGATGGATTTAAACACTTCGAGAGATCATCTCTTTCAACTTCTATGGAAGGTGACTTTGATACTGGCAACGTCAGATTTAAAGCTAGAGAAAGATACTCATTTGGATTCTCAAATCCAAGAGCAGTGTTTGCCTCTCAAGGTGCATAATCTTAACTGATTGTTTAAAGGGAGCTTCGGCTCCCTTTTTTTTTGGATCAAACTGATATACAATCAAATGACTAGGATTATTAACTTGTTCTATCGACTGACCTAGCAGACAAGCCGAGACTATAGAACTTATTTCCGAGGAGGAAATTATGGCGAATTCAACATTTAGTGGGCCAGTCAGGTCTGAAGGTGGTTTTGAACAAATTACAGTAGCAGCATCAACAGGTGCAATTACAACTAATTTTGATCTAGATGCAAGTGGAAATATTACTGACGTAGGTTCAATCGCATCTGATGGTGCTATTTCTACTACAAGTACCATATTAGGTAAGAAAGTAATTAATACAACTTTTAATGCTAGTGCTGCTAAATCAGAAGCTATAACAGCAGCTCAATCAGGAACTTTGTTTTTAATTGACGGCACAAATAATAATGTAATCACTTTACCTACTGTATCTACAGCAAATGTAGGAGTTCATTATGAATTTCAACTAACTGTAGCTGTAGCTAGTGGTAAAACTACTACTATTGTTCTTCCAGGTTCTGCTGTATCAGCATTTCAAGGGATGCTTTCTTTAGTTGCAGGAACAGCAGCTAACGCAGTAAGTGATGTAGCAGGAGACACTTTAACATTAGTAGCAGCAACAGTTTTAAACGCTAGAGTTTCTATGACTTGTGTTTCAGATGATGGAACAAACTCTAAGTGGATGACTACTGCTCTATCAACTCCAATCGCTACAATAACTTAATAGGGAGTAAATTATGGCGACTAGACTAACTGGCTCAGACGTATTAGGTAAGTTTATAACTGCCGATGCTCAAGTCTTAGATGCAAATGGAATATCAGTAGCAGCAGCAGTTGGAAATAACGCAGCGCTTACTATAGGTGGTGCGTTAGCTGACGGTGGCTCTGTCACTAATGTTGGCGGAAGGATTGTTACAATCCTCTCTGCTGGTAATGATGCAGCTAAATCATTTACTGTAGTAGGTACTGATGTTAATGGAGACTCTCAAACAGAATCCATTACAGGTGCCAATGCAGGCACAGCTACTGGCTCTAAATATTTTAGAGTAATAGCTTCAATAACAGCTGTTGGTAATCCAGCAGGTGATGTTTCTGCTGGTATTAACACAGCAGTTGCAGACGTTATTTTTGCAGGTAGATCCAGATTACAAGGAGTAAATTTGGTTTGCTCTGGAACGGCAGGAAATGTGGATTTTGTAAACACCTCTCCAAACGGTACAAGTTCTTTTAAACTAGGATCTGTAGCATCTGCTACTGCAACTAGAGATATTACTATTCCGGATAATGGATTGCTTTTTAGTGACGGTATATATATTAATTATACAACTGCTACATTTTCATCAATGACTGCTTTTCATGCGTAAAGGTGGCTGAGAGAAAAAAAAGTAAACCTATTCCTAAAACAACGGGTAAAGGCGGGAATTACCGCTCTACTAAAAGTGGAGCGGGTATGACTAAAAAGGGTGTTGCTGCGTATAAACGCAAAAACCCCGGCAGTAAGTTAAAGACTGCTGTAACTGGTAAGGTTAAAAAAGGTAGCACAGCTGCTAAAAGAAGAAAGTCTTATTGTGCAAGATCTCTAGGACAACTTAAAAAGAGCTCTGCTAAAACTAGAAATGATCCTAATTCAAGAATTAGGCAAGCAAGAAGAAGGTGGAAGTGTTAATTTTATGAAAGGCGTAAATCATTACAAAAAAGATGGCTCTCTTCATAAAGGCCGTATGCACAAAATGAATGACGGATCTTTACACACTGGAAACAGTCATACTGCTGCTAGCAAACAATTGTTTCACTTTGGCGAGTTAAACAAAAAATCAAAAACAAAAGCAAAAACTTATTGGAGTAAATAATGGCAAAACCAGGGCTATATGCAAACATAGATGCTAAAAGAAAACGTATAAAAGCCGGATCCGGTGAAACTATGCGTAAAGTAGGAAGCAAAGGCGCTCCTAGTAGTAACGCATTTAAACAAGCTGCCAAGACCGCAAAAAAAATGCGTAAAGGTGGTACTATAAATAAAAACAACCCAGGTAACTCTGGTTTGTATGGTAGAAAATAAGGAGAAAATTATGCCAAAAGGAATAGGAACATACGGAAGTACAGTAGGAAGACCTGCTAAACCAAAAGGAATGAAAAATGGCGGAAAAGCCATGATGAACAAAGGCGGAAAGGTCAAACACATGATGGGCGGCGGATCACCTGTTATGGATCAAATGATGCCACCAATGAGGCCTAAAATGATGAACAAGGGCGGCAAAGTCAAAAGAGGTGAGGCAAGAGGTGGTGGTGCAGCAACTAAAGGTCTAGGCTATAACATCTAGTGACAACATCAAGCAGCAAAAATTTTGAGCCAGATGTAGCTGAGTACATTGAAGAAGCCTTTGAGAGATGTGGTTTAGAACTGCGTACGGGCTATGATTTGAAAACAGCTAATAGAAGTCTTAATTTAATGCTTGCTGAATGGGCTAACAGAGGTTTAAACCAATGGACCATAGCTCAAAAAACAGTAGATATGGTTGCCAATACAACAAC